TTTTTTTTTTTTTGAATATGCATTAAGCATCTTTAACTTGCACTACAGAAGTAAAACTCCACCGCCGGTCAGGCGGTATGAAAATCTTCTGTCAGTCTACGAATAAACTGTTGTCCAAGTAAAGGACTATACCGCCCGAAGGCGCTTAACACGATCACAGTGATTGTACACTGTGTGATATACGTGCACCCCCCATGCTAGGGGTTATCTGCTGGACACGCCAGCAGACATATCCAATCAAGTATGTTTAAAGACTTACCAGTCTTTGTTGGGCTGTTATTGACTGCCCAGTCATAGTTTAATGACATCCCGGTCATAATTAGCTACTTACGTAACCACAGGGTCAGGAATCGGGTAGAAAGCCTGTCCGTACACTCCAACATTGAACATAGGAGGCACTCCAACGAAGAAAGCGAGGCTGAAATCTTCGGCTGAAGCGACATAATTGACAATGCCTGCGCATATGCCACCAACGTCCAAGCGGTGTACCGGAGGGAGCTCGTCATCCAGAGTCCTCGGAGCAAGATTGTTAATCCTGCGTGCCTCCATGAACCTCCTGTTGTTATAGAAAGGGAGGTCGATCTCACACACGGGGTTAAGATCAGAAGGTGTTGTAAAACCGCCATTAGTTAAGGAAGAGTATGCGGCAACAACTCTCTGAGCCATGTATGGTTGTTGGCCACCACCGTAACCGAACTGGTTGGCCCTGAGCTTCTCGTAGCCAGGATTATACAGGGCATTAGTTGCTCCAGTTGAAGGCGAGAGGCTAGATTCGATTCCAGAAATTCGGCTAGCCGTGAACACATCAGTAGTTGTGCCACGGTTATATGAAACCATCTGGTGCTTCCAACGGAGACCGCCACGATAGCCCACAAATGCAGGAGTGAACAGGTTTAGAAAAGTGGTGTTCGCATAAGAGAAGTGAGCACCCGCATAATTCCCACTATCAACAACATACTTCCCATTAGGGCAGTAGCCACCGTAGAAGGGCATGTCAGGCTGCCAAAACTCTTTGTGAAAATCACCTGAACAAGGTGTACAAGAGTGAAGGCAATACCTTTTAAGGAGCTGCCTAATAGAAGTAATTTGCTCCCCGTAAAATACGGACATCATATGGTCAGTGGTAGGCTGTTCTGGCGCAACTACAGTATCAACATTTTGAGACACTGGCGCCATCTCCTGCTCCTGCATGGCTTCTGCCTGAGGCTCGACTAAAAGACCTGGGGAAAAGTTCCCAGGCCTGAAGTAGGACATAGGCCTGTTGCCGTCAACCCCCAGGTCCATAGGCTGGGCAAACCTGGCATCATCACACATACGTGCGAAAACGTTCACCTCAATGGAATTGTCAACACCCGGATTGGTATTGGGAACAGTCAGGTCGTTGACAATGTAAACCGATAAGGTGCCATTACCAGTAGGGCTGGTGAATGTGTAAGGCTTATTAGTGGACGCAAAGGTGGGAATAGGCTTAGTCTGGGTACCATCAACATACCTAAAGAAGGGGTCTGGCGTGGGGAGGAATGAATACTCCTTGCCCCATCCGACCTTGAAAGTGAAATCCTTCTTGTCAGTAATGTCAACAACACGGTTATAAGCCGTGTTGTAACCAAAATTGCCAAAGCCATCAACATCAACAGGGTCCCAGACCACACGGATCCTACCCCTGTGGAAGTTGGAGCACACAATCTGGAACCTAAACTCCATGGATCCCCCCCACGCTTCGAAGGGAAAAGCAGCAAGGCCCATGGGAAGCATATGGAACTCCTCAATGTCCTGTGGCAAAGTACCGATACTGCCAGGATTTACAACCTGGTTAAGAAACGGGTGGACTTGAGAATGGAAGAGCCTGTAGCCAGGCCCAGAGGCACCTCCGCCAACCGGATCCCACTTAAAAGAAGTGTAGTAGGATTCACGGCTAGCGAGGGAGACCAATCCCATTTCATCCTCACTCCCAATGCCGACAACACCAGGATCAATGGTCACTTCCTGCTTAACATCGAGAGACAGCCTATTGGTACCATCAGGAGTATTGGTATTAGCAAGCCCCCCAACGTACTCTGGCTTATAAGTCTGGATAGGCTCAATTGTGGCAGGTCGCGACATACCAAATAGCTTAGCTATGCCCCCCACGGCATTAGCTGCCATCTGTGTTGCACGCGCAAACCTACCAATAAACGGAGTGTTAGTGAGAGCCCCACTCACACGAGCCACCACGGATGCTGGCCCTGAAATAGGTGTGTCACCATACTCATCTGACTGAGGAATGACAGTAACAGGATTCTTGTTAGTGGGAATGGAAAGATTGACATCCTCAAGATACGCAAATACACTGATGGTTATGGGATCAACCGCACCATTAGCGTTCTTGAGCGCAGTCAAGGGCAACAACGTGACGTCACCCATCTCTGACCATTGTGATTCCGGTACCTTAAGTGCGTTCTGGTAGTGAACAAAGGGAAGGCAAAGATCGCCACCCTGACACTCAGTAGGGTTGAGGTAAATATGAGGCTTCTGACTTGCATTGATAGCATCAGCGTCAAGCGGGCCACTTCCAAGAGCCCGATCTGCCCAAACAGAGGTCTGATCATGGTTGGGTAGTGGATTGTACGAAGCCAACATCCTGCCGTAGTAGAAACCATTTCCATTGATGAGGAAGCGGACACAGAGCCTACTACGGTAGAGATTGAAGTTGGCCACCCTATTAATATTCCTAGAGTTGTTCATAAACTTCTCCCAAGGGTTAAATTGCTCAAAGAAGGCAAGACCCGGAGTCCAAGTGTACTCCTCAATGAGGATAGGCCTAGAAAGAAACTCCCCTAAGGTAGCATCTCCCATATCAGCAATGCCCCTGGTGGGGTCATCTGTACCGGACACAATATAGTTGAAAGCGGGATTATTATCCATGAACTCCACATTCTGGCTAGTTGTAGCTTTAGTACCAGTCGTAACAGCAAAAGCTTCTGACTGAGGTACTACAATATAGACGTTATTGTTACAACCGTTGTGTTTAGTCTCGTCCACAACGGAGTGGGGGCTACCTCCCCCATAGGTGCTGGAATCTTGTCCAGCGACATAAGACGTAATTGACTGCATGCACGTCCCAGAGCATCGTTTGTTAGTGATAGAAATAAGAGTGGCTCATTTTTACACACAAGCCTGAATGGATTATTAAACCAGACAGTTGGTGCAACCTGTTTACTGTAATAGAATGTCAGGGAACACACTCTAGATCCAACACACAAACGCACCACAGCACTTAAACTATGATGACAGGCTCACCAAGCAGGTCATCGGTGTCCAAGTCGTACATCTCCATGATCCTCTCCCTCCAAGAGCGGAAATCACTGTCATCAAAGTAGGATGACAGGTTTTCACGGATGCCAAAGGACTTATGACGCTGCTGATGCTCAACGTGGATCGCTGCGATGAGGTTGCGGAACTGAACCACATAATCATCGTACACCTCAGGACCGTGTTGGACGAGCTCAGTGAGCATGCCCTTGATAAGTCCAGCAAAGTGTT